TATACCATCCACCAGGACCTTGGAAACCATGTGACCAAACCTTTGCCCAAGGAAGTTCTTCGCCTTCAGGTGCAGGCAGGAAACGGATTACCGCAAAACCGTTACCAGACTTGTCCATCTCGGGTTTCCAGAAACGATCATCACTGCTACCACCAGTAGCTTGGAGCTTGTCAATCTCCTTGGTCAGACGATCAAAACCAAACTTGGAGCTGTTCTTAAGATCAGCAAAAGACATTTGTATTACCTCGGATTAGTTGTGTGTGTTGTATTCGTTGGATTGCGATGACCCAACAGGATCATCATAACCTATTTAGAGTTCTCCGTCAAGCACTTGCTGGCGGACACTTTCCATGTTGTCACGGAACTTGTCATAGATGTCCAGCATGTTGAGACCATCGGCATCCATACCGAGTCTCCTGGCAGCGTCACGGAACTCTTGCTTGAGACGTACCGCCATCGGATCGTCAGACAGATTCAGTCTCATGTAGAAGACCTTCTGCCTTTCAATCAAGTCTAGCATAGCATCAAAGAAGTCAATTCGGTCGTCCGTCTCCATTAAAGGGATGAACGGCAACCGACTGACGATCTCCTGCTGCTTGAGGTTGATCTCCTCAGCTTCTTTTTGTACTATTTCTGATTCAAAGAAAGACATTGGTGATCTAATACTTTTTCCTTTAAAGTTCCCTTATATTTAACAGTGTCTACAGATACGAATGGAGTGTACTTCATGACGGTTCTCCTCACGTCAGACCAAACAATAGTTTCCACAATCTTCTTATCAAACTGTGGTATAAAGTTTAGGATCTGATTTAAAATAACAAAAGTTTCCATGGAGATCTGCTTACCCAAAAGAAACTTTAGTAGTGGTGGATGAGTCTCAGTGACCTTGAATAGATGATCAAACTGATCCACCTGCTGCAATAGAAAGTCCACCTCCTCACTAAAAGTATAATGAAGACTCTCCATGCGCTTCTTCCATGCCCTGTAATTATCATCCCCGTCTGATCTAACCATGTTACCGATCCATCCAGAGGAGTCAGCAACAAAGTTTGCTACAAAGTATGGAAGGATTTCATCATCCTTCTTACGATTCGTAAGTTTTTTGAAGAAGTATCTGTCCTTTCTCTTCTCAAAGTTAGTCTCAGATACTCTAGTTTTGCCGTTGAATTTGAAGTAGTCATAACTGTCGGTTGTGAAGTGTAACTTCAGTGCGACATACATTTTATAGGATTCAAATGCGGTCATATAATGAGTCGTGCTTTTGATGATCGTTTCATGAAGTTCAACCGCTGAGCATCATACTTCAGTTTTTCTTTTAGGGGTTTAGAAATTAATTTTGATACAGTCTCTATCTCAATGTTGTTCTCATTGCAATAGTGAATCACACATTCAATGTAATTCATCGTACCATTACTGATCTTCATCAAGTTCTCAATTTCCATAGAGAATTTTGAAGCAGTCATGAATTTCTTTTCAAGAATGTCATTAAGGTTTTCCTCAGACATTAGCAAACTTTTCTCCCTTGTGATAGTTAACAAACTCATTAATGTACTGCTCCAGTAGTTTCATATAGTACATTTTATCATACTTCTCAAACAATTGCACCTCTCCGTCCTCACATGCCTGAATAATCACAAGTTTCTCTACTTCAATGCCTGTGAGATCGTAATACAGAGCACCATAGGCAGCGCATTGAACAAAATAATGCTCAATCCACTTCTCGGGTTTTTGTTTCCGTGAAGTTTTAAAGTCTACAATTGCCAGCTCCCCTTTGTATTCCGCGATGCAATCAACACGACCAGCGAGTCCAAAATACTCACTGTATAGGGGTGCTTCTAGAGCGTGTATATTATTTATGTCGTTCAAATAAGGGAGTGCTTCTCCAAACAACTGCCAAGGTTTTGACATTTGTTCCATAAGATCCTTAGGTTTTACCTCAAGGTTATTGAGATAGTCTTCAGTATACTTATGGAACTTAGTGCCGCGAGTCGTACCTAGTTTAGAGATACGATCTGCCTCAGCATCACCAACACGTTTACGCCATTCCGCAATGCTCTTACGAGATTTCATTGAGGTGATTGATGTAATAGATGGTAGTTTCCTACCACTCGGCGTGGTGTAATACCTTACGCCGTTAACAGTGGTAGGTTCAGGGAGTTCACTTAAGGAATGACCAACGTGGGTAAACATATTAAAGACCGAGATTCATTTTACTTACAAGGTAGGACTTCACAAGTCCAGAGCGCACAATGTCATCAACACCGAACTCAATAGAACTAAACTCCTTCATGTCCTCAAGGATTTTCATGAAGTCAATGATACCATTCTTCTCATGCTGTTTCACAAGGTCGGTCTGAACAACGTCACCACAGAACATGATCTTAGAATTCTCACCGACACGGGTGATGATTGAATCGAGTTCATGGAAGTTTAGGTTCTGCGCTTCATCAATCAACAGGATGGCATTATCAAATGTAGTACCACGAATGAATGATGTAGACCAGAATGAAACAGTACCCTGTGATTTCAAGTTAGTGTACAAGAGTTCAAATGAATTATCATCTGGCATCTTGAACATGTACTTCACCATGTTTTTGTATGGGATCTGATAGAGCGAAGACTTATCTTCGTGGTCTCCAGGAAGGAAACCGATCTCGCGTGTAGCAACCAGAGACCTGACAATATAGATTTTTTCATAAGGAGAGTTCTCATCTAGCACATCCCGCAATGCCAGATACAAAGCAATAAAGGTTTTACCTGTACCAGCAGCACCATAAGCAAAGATGTTTTGTTCCATGCCATAGTCATGGAAGAACTTTTCCTGGTTCTCTGTCAGTGGCTCAATGGTTTTGAGATACTGTTCGTTAATAGGTTTCTTTCTTTTCATCTGCTTCGTAGACATTCCGAAAGGAACAGGATTGGCAGTTGTATTTCTTTTTCTAGGCATTTAATTCTTTAATCAAGTATAACGGGAGAGATTTGCACCAGGATGCTTGGATTGCACTTTCTGCATTACTTCCTTGAACCCATTGGATTGTTTAGGTTCTCCATATATTGTACCACCAAATGTCGCTTGTGACCAGTCCTTGTCCCAGTCTGGGTTATCCTTTCGCCACTGTTCGTACTCAGAGATTGACATCTTGAGTTCTAGAGTGTCTCCGTTCTTCAAATTTTTAACGTTGTATGTCGGCATGTTGGTAATGTCGGTTAAGTATCTATATGTTTTGTCAATGTAAAAGAACCATCTTTATTATCAATCCATTCTAATACATCTCCTTCAACCCACCCAGCAATCTCTAGAAGATCATCAGGGAATGTGAGAACACCATCCTCATCTATTTTAAGATTCCACATCATATCCAATCTGGTTTGCGGGATGGGTCACGAATATAATTAGATGCAACCCAAGGTTTGCTGCTAATGTACATTTTGTAAGCAGTAATAGTATCAATGCTTGTGTCAAGTTTAAATTCATCGGGCATAGCACGAACAAAGGGCGTTGTATGCTTCCCTGAGCGTCCTTGAGGGTCCGCAGTAGGAAGAATGTCTTTTGCTACTAGAAGTGTGTTGTAGCAGGTGTGAACCTTACCGTAGCGGTTTGTATATTCCTCACATAATGCGAGACCATGAGCAAGTAACCACTGCCAGTTGGTAACAAACTCATTCGCCCATTTAGTACAAGGATGATTACGAAAAGCACCCTTCTCAGTAGCATAGGGTTGACCATCTGCTTTGGGAAGAGTGCCGAATCCATGACCCCATTTGTCAGAACATACGATGGATAACATCTGACAAGTTTCTAGTGGCATTTTTACAATGTGCTTGTCAGGTAGTACCACAGCAGACCGCCATGGGCTAGGGTCAGTTACAAAAATGTTCATAGTTTACCATTCCAATGCTTCGGATACAGTTGGGAACTGCTCCTTAAAGATAGCACGCGCACCCTCAGCAAGCAACATATGTTCTTTCTGTGTGCCATTAGCAGACCTCAGATCAATATAATGCACCCATGACCGAACTGAGCCTGTCATGTACAATTTAGTGGGTACGCAGAGCGGAAGCACATTTCTTGCACATTCCTTTGCCACACCTCGCTTCAGCATCTGCTCATATAGTGCCATAGAAGAATCAAACAAAGTTTGCATCTGCATCTCAAGTGTTTGTGTCATAAATGGATCTAGATCATCAATAGAGTTTTGACGATTCTTTGTATCCTGACGACGAAGTTCAGGCAAAGGAATCTTATCAAAACCTAGTAGAGATGAGTCAGCATACCGCTGGGAAAACTCTTGATATGTGAACGAACGGTGACGCAAAATTTGAGCTGCGATTGCCCTCGTAGTACTGATCTCAAGAGTCATGAATGCCTGCTCAAAGATTGACCAGTGCTGATGCTTAATACAATAGCGGAGCAGTCCAGCGTAGTTCTCATTGTCCTGATTTGATGGGTTGCTTACACGGGCACAATATGCCATGTGTTGTTCGGCATCAGGAGTAACTGAGATAAGCTTTACTGTCATTCTGTTTATGAAACACTACAGAGTTATTTTAGCAATAAAAAAGACCCCTGTCAAGGGGTCTTTTCACATCAATCTGGATAACCATCATCGTCATCCGATACTCCTAATCTATTGTCATCTATATGCTTGTATAGATCTATGTCTGAATATATTTCGCACTCTAACGCATCTACAAGTAATTTTAAGTTTTTAATTATTAACTTAAGCCTATCCCTGTCTACCTGCATGATACCTCCATACTAAAAAGGAAGGGTTTGACCCTTCCCATTTATTTATTAACCCTCCAGATCTTATCGCTTCGGGATTTCAGATCTATCCACTTGGCGTAATGTACACCACGATAGGTCAAAAATCCGAAGACTTTATCTGGATCGTGTTTAGATGGATTATATTCTGGAAGATCATACTCAAATCTGATCTTCAGCATAGTTCCTCCTACAGTTTATGTAAGAGAAGTAATTCACCGTAAATCATACCAATAAATGCTGCACAACCTAAGGACGTGAGTCCGACAATAGTTAATGCTTGCATGGCGATCACTTAGTATAAGTGCGACCGCGATAGCAGAAGGTGCCATGAGACTCCTTGCTTTCTACACAACGCTGATTATACTCAACGCCACGATATACAGTGTGAGTAATCTGAGCATCATGAAGAGCAGCAGCCTTATTGATCTGCTTCTTGATGAGTGTAAGTGTGTTCATTTGTCTTCTCCTGAAGTAGTGGGTTTTTTAGTCCCCGTTCCTTCAGTCGTTTGCGCCCCAATAACATTCTGGCACAGATTCCTTTACGGTCTCTACCAACTCTAGTTTCATCTCTGGTTTCAGATTCTTATGCTTTTTAATCCGAAGAAGAATAGCATCGGCATCTGGACAAGACAGTGATGAATACAGTAGTAATTCAAACAT